TTAAGTTTGTGAACAAATAAGGTGTATTTATAAACCAGGAACCACCAATATTTTGCGAAAATCTGTATTTGTCAATCAATAATTTTTTTTGATTTTCAATAATATTGTTTTGCTCAAATTGTTTTTGCTCAAATAATGCAATTAAATCGTTTTGTTTCTTTATCTGGTCTTTGCAAGCGTCAAATTGAACTAATTCTTTGACAATATTTCTTGCGTAATTAATTGGTATTTTTATTATTGTATCGTTTTGACAAAAAGTCTTCGATGTCATTACGCTGAAAAGTATCAATAAAATCAATTTTAACTTCTTCATATTTTTTAATATTAGATTTTGTCTGAATTATTTCTTTTTCAATTGAATCAATTTTCTTTTCGCTTTGAATGATGTCGTTTTCTTGCGTTTTGCGACTACTTCTAAACAATAATAATAAAAGTATTACAATGATATAAATAATGTCCCTATATTGAAAAATAATACTTCGATTCGTCTTGACGACGTTTAACAAGTCCAGATAGAACTTTGCCATTTGCTTTTGTCCATTTTCTAAATTCATTTTCAATTTGTTTGTCGTTTGGATTTGCATTCACTATTTTTAATAATGTAGATTTTTTAAAGTTTGCAACACCTACATTGTAAGCAAAAGAAACCAACGCATTGAATTGTCTTTGATTTAAGTCAGAAACAACGCTTTGTGATACAGATTTTGCAAATCGGTCCGCAATTTCTTTGAACATTTCGAAAGCACGTTCTTTTGTAATTGGTTTATCTAACAATGTAACACGTTTTCCGTCTTCATAATAGGTGTTACCATATCCAATTGTCGGAACTTTCGCTGGGCACAAATAAGGTTTTAAAACCAGTCCTTCGTGTTTTGTTATAAGTTTATAACCTTCGTCATTCAATTTCATTCTTTATGTATTTAGCACGTTGAATTGTGGTTTTTAAAAGTTTCCAAATATTTACTTTGAATGCAACTTCGAAATTTTCTTTGATTGAAGTCATTTCAATAAATATCAAAATTATTGCAACTACTTTTGTAAAAAAATTATCTATTTCAAACCATATCTTGAAGAACTCGCCAAGCAAAAATTTGTCCATTGCAAACAATAATAAAATTGACATTTGATACAACACAAATTTTGACACAATGTTTGACATTCGTCTTGACGTGATTTCTTCTTTGATTCTAATTGCTTTGAAAATACCAAATATTGTGTCAAGTGCAATTGCAACACCGACCGCAATAAGAAGTCCCTTTATTGGTGCAAAAAAAAGACAAAAAGAAACAAGTATATAATTTAAAATTGTTTTCATTATTATTTATTTATTAAAAAGGTATAGCTAACCAACCACTTAAAGTATGTACATTTATTTTTTGATTATCAGTATTAAATACCATTAAACCGATTGCAGGGCTTGTTATTGCATTCATTTCGGAGTCTGTCATTCTAGGTAATAAAAATCCTTGAGTATTAGAAAATACTTCTAATATAGCCGATGGTTCAGGTGTACCTGTACCTACTGCAACGGTTACCCCATCATCATAAACTAAACTTTGTGCTATTTCTGAAGTTGTTGAAAATTTAGCTAATTTATTTATTGTACCTGTTCCTGTAATCGGGTTTGTTATAACATTTTGTTTTAAAGCCAAAGCATTAAAAACAGCGTTTTGACTTGGTGCCACATTAGTAACTCCATTAACAATAGCGTCGGTTACTTTTGCATTAATAGCCGTGTTTTGTACGGTGCTAACTGGTTTATTTGCGTCTGAAGTATTATCAACGTTTCCAAGTCCAACATCTGATTTTGTCAAATCAATATTACCAGAACCAAGCAAAGATTGTCCTTCTAAGGTTTTGATATTTGTACCCGAAACAAGTGTATCTTGTTTGGCATTTAATGCAGTTTGTGTTGCACTTGAAATTGGTTTATTTGCGTCTGAAGTATTATCAACATTTGACAATCCAACATCTGATTTCGTTAAATCAATATTACCAGAACCCAACAAAGATTGTCCTTCTAAAGTTTTGATATTTGTACCAGAAACAAGTGTGTCTTGTTTTGCATTCAAAGCGGTTTGCGTCGCACTTGAAATTGGTTTGTTTACGTCTGAAGTATTATCAACGTTTCCAAGTCCAACGTCTGATTTTGTTAAATCAATATCGCCAGAACCAAGCAAAGATTGTCCTTCTAAGGTTTTGATATTTGTACCCGAAACAAGTGTGTCTTGTTTGGTCGTGTCTAAATCGTCAAAATTATCATTGCATTTTATGAATGCATTTCTTAACGGATCACCATTTCCGTCATTTGCGGTTGCACCTACATTTATATTTTGAATTGCCATAAATCTGTTGTTATATTTGTGTTATCTGTTGTTATTTTAGTAGTTGATGAATCAATTATGTCTGAAACTTTTTCTTTTATTATTTTTATTGTGTCAAAAACTGAAACAACTATATCAAAATCAATTTTCATAATTAAGTTATATGAACAAAAACTGGATCATTTTCTTCAAGTTCAGTTTCAAATTCGCAATAAATATGTGAATTTCCAACATAAACATTGAAGACTTCTTGTTTTAATGTTATTGTTTTAAATAAAACAAAATGAATATTGTCAATACTAATATAAAAATTTATAAATTGCTTATAATCTTTTAAACCTTTGCAAGTAATTGTGTGCAATCCATTAATTGTTTTTGTTGATGACGTTGTTTCTGTCGTTACTCCGTTTAATAATGTTTGCATTTTTTAAAAATAGTTTAATTTTTTTGATATTTTCTTCAGTTCTTTTATCCACTTTTCGCATATTAATACGGGTTTTGTAAGTACCATTTTCCACAAACTAACTTTGATTTTATTGGATTCACAATATTGTTTGAATTTGAAACATATTCTGGCAAATGATTTTTACAAAGCCAACGTTCCAAACGTGATTCGTAAACTTCCATTTTCATTCGTTGTTGGTTTACAAGATAATCAATTTCAGTTTTTTCAATTGACGTTGAATCCGCTGGATTATGCTTTGTGATTCCACCATTATTGATTTGATATGCACCGAAAAGCAAATATTCCATTGCCGATCCGTGTATAATATAAGGAACTAAATAATTTTCGTATAAAATCAAATAGTCATCAACCAAATCATCGTTTTCAAAGTCTTCGCAAATTTTATTGTATAACGTTTCGCCAAGAACTTCTTCAACTCTAATACGTTGAAAGTCTGCAATTGCTAAAACATATTTATCAACGTCAATATTTCCACCCAAAGGCGTGTTTTTTGTAAGTTGATTTTCTTTTAAAAGTATTGTTGTCATCTATTTTCTATAATTTGGATCTAAACTCCAGTAATTGTTTGACGATTCAGCAACTTGCGCCACTTCAATTGGATTTGTTTCAATTCTTGCACCAGCACGTTCGCTTGGTTCCAATTCGTTTATAATTCTTTGCGCTTCATTTACTGAAATTGACTTATTGTTTCTTTTTAAGTAAATTTTTCGCATCCAAAAATGTGAGCAATTGACACCGCCTTTGTATAAAAACAAATTGTAAGTGTCTGCGCCATTTGGTCCAAAACCTGGATTGATTGCTGGATTTTGACTTGCAAATAAAACGTCTTCTTTTCTATAAACTTTTGAAGCGCTCACCATTTTACGACAAAATTCACGTGAATTTGCACCAGCATTCAAAGGCGCATATTGATAGCGAATTTTAAACAAGTCATTGTCTTGTTCGCTTGTTACGTTTGGAAACGATGTCGGAACCGATGCCAATTTTAAAGTCAATTCTGTAATTGCTGGAACGTTTTCTTGTTTGCGTTCGTCAATTACTTCGAAATTTTCCAAGTCTTCGTCTTCACCAAGTTCAATCAAACTTTCAGCGATTTGATTTAAAATGATTTCTTCGTCTTCGTTTATTTTATCTTTTGAACAACAAATTTGTTGTGATAATTGTGTAATTGGTGCAACTTGATTTGTGAACATTGATTGCGCAACTTCCGCTGGTAATGATAAAAATTGAACCAAGAAAACAATCGCTTGTTCTTGCGTCAAAATTCCTTCTTTTACTTTTGCAATAATGTCAATTGCACTTGATATTTGTGTTTCATTATATGAAAGATTTGTTTCAATAACTTCGGATTGAACATTGTCTTGTGAAACAACGTCAGATGCTCGAAGTGATATAAATGACAAATCAATTGCAATTTTTTGACTTGCGAAAATTTCCATTAAACCATCAAGAATAATTTCTTGTTTTGGTTTGATAACGTTTATCATTAATTCATTGAACGCAACTTCTAATTCGTCAGCATTTGAAGAAAATCCACTTGATGCACCGACACCAACAATCAAACCCGAAGTCAATTTGTGCGATGTCATAATTTGCTGACGTGATTCCCCACTTAAAAACTGGTATTGTTGATGCGCATCGCTAACTTCAAGCGGTGTGATTGTAATTTCAGAATCTTTGTTGTCGTTCCAATTCAAAAAGAATTTTCCAGCATTACCCGAACCAGTCAAATGATTTTTTATTTGTGCCGTGTTTTGCATTATTTCTTCTTCAGACAATTGCACCCCAGTATTCATATTGATAACGTGTCCAAATGACAATCCGTTTTGAATGTGATTTATACAATAGTTTGCAATTTCAGATTCCATCATTGAATATGGAATTCCCGAAATATATGAAGGGTTTTTATAATAAAATTGTCCAACTTGATAATCTGAAATAATAAAAATTTCACTTCGTTCACCTCGTGTTGGTTCGCCATATCCAAAAGCGTCAAAACGTTCTGGTCTGTATTTGTTTACATTTCTAAAATCATAAGAAAAATAGTATCCGCTTATTTCCCCGTTTTCGTCTGCAATTTCTGGCGCAATACATTGTTTTGCAATATGATAAATTTTTTGCAATTTATTGTGAAGATATTTCAATTCCAAAGACGCTTCACCAAACATTTCAAAATCTTTACAAACTTTTCGCAAATCTGATTTTGAAAGCATAGACATAACAGATGCCCACGCACTCGCTTTTGAAACTTTGTCTTTTGATGTCAATCCTTTTCCGTAAATGAATTGCGAATAAGAATCAATGATTGCCGAATTTGTTGGTGATCCGTTATATGCGTCAATAATATCGTAATAAAATTGATTTTTATCACCATTTAAAACCCACTTTTTGCCAGAAACTTCTTTGATTTCTGGTCTTGTGTAATTCGATAATTGAAATATTTGTAAATTGTTATCCATTTTATACTTTTAAAGCGCCTTTTGTTAGTTTGTAATTTTCCAAATCTGTTTGCGATGTTGCATAAGATTTGCCACGATACAACAATTCATTTGAAATTGAATCAAATATTTGTATTTCCGAACTTTCGCCTTCAACGAATACCTTTTCAAATTCTAAAACCATATAAGAATTGTACTGAAGTGCTGAAATTTCGAATGTTTCTGTTGTATCTTTTAATTCATTGCGTAATTTTAGCAATACAACTTCCGAATGATTTCTCGGAATGCAACGCAAAGAATGAATTTCGTCTGTCGGATTGAATACTACCATATTAAAAGAACAAATTTTTATTTGTTTGTAACAAAAAAAACGCATTACAAGTTAATGCAATGCGTTTTTTCAACAATTAAAATCCGATTTTTATGAAACCACCACGTCAGATACTAATAATTTTAAAGCAGTTTTCATTGCTGAATCCAAGAAAGGTGAATTGTCTTTTTCTTCAGCATTGATTGCAAGTGTAAATCCAGACAAGTCGCCACTTGCACCCCCAGTAACTTTTGTCATATTAGACATAGTACCATTGTAAGCACCTACAAGAACAATGTTTCCGTTGTAGTCTTCAACAAAAACGCTTGGTCTTCCAGCACAAATCAATTGTGCTTGTGCTTGTAAATCTGCCGATAATTTTGGCAATGTAATCGCTAATGCTTGAGCAACAAAGAATGTTCCGTTGTCTTCAGATGAAGTTCCAGTTTCAGTCAATGTGTTTGTTGTTGCTTTTACTTCGTATTTGAAAACTTCGTCTAAAGTTCCCAATGAAGTCAATTGATGCGCAGTGATTACGAATGCGAAATCGTCAGCAGTTCCATTTGCGAAATAAATAGATTTGATTCCGCCTTTTTGGTCTTTACAATTAAGTAATTTCCCTTTTGAAACTAAACAAGACATATATTTTTTATTTAAAATTAGTTAATTAACCGACACTTTTTCAAATGTCGGTTTTTATTTTTTGTGAATTATGCTTCGTAAGTTAACCAAACGATTTCACTTGGATTGTAATATCCAACACCCGCTGAATAAACAACTTTTCCACGTACTTTTCCAGTCAATAACCCGATTAAATCTTCATCAACTAAAGTAAATGTGTTGTAGTCAGCAAGTAAACCAGTACCGAAAACAAGATTTTTTCTTTCGAAAACCGCAACCGTGTTGTCTGGTAATCCGTTCACAACCTCGATTGCATAACGACCAATTGATAAAGCGAAATCTGTATTTCCTAACCCGTTAGTTACACCCGCAGTTGCTAATTTGAAAGCATACATTTGTGCAACGTCTGGAGAAACCGCAACAACTATTTCTTTACGTCTTAAAGCGTAAGGAACCGCATTCAATGCTGGTTTTAAATAA